AAGATGCCCAGTTGGACAACATAACAAAGTTTATAACGACAACTTGGATTTAGAACAATACGAAAGGAAAAACAATGACAGCGACTATAGATCAAGCCTTTATAAAGCAGTTCGAAGCTGAAGTGCATATGGCTTATCAAAGAATGGGCAGTAAGCTCAAGAATATGGTCCGTAATGTCAGTAATGTAAAAGGAAGTACTGTTCAGTTTCAAAAAGTAGCAAAAGGTTCTGCTTCAACTAAAGCAAGACACGCTGAGGTTGTCGCTATGAACTCTGTACACTCTAATGTAACTGCAACATTAAACGACTTTTATGCTGCTGATTATGTGGATCGTTTAGACGAACTAAAAGTAAACATTGATGAGAGAAACATTGTTGCACAAAATGCAGCATATGCTCTTGGTAGAAAAACCGATTCTATCATCACTGATACATTTGACGCTAACGCAACTGCATTAGCACATAACTCAGCTGGATCAACAACTGGTATGAACTTAGACAAAGCACAGAATGTGTTTGAGATCTTCCAAGAAAATGATGTTCCAGATGATGGACAAAGGTATTGGATTGTTGGTGGAAAACAATGGTCAGACCTTCTAGACATAGATCAGTTCTCAAGAGCTGAATATGTTGGTGAAGCAGACTTACCATTTGGCGGCACATTAACTGCCAAAAGATGGATTACTTTCATGTGGATGGCATTTAGTGGCTTACACAAAGATGGATCAAACGATAGATTCACACTTGCTTTCCATAAATCATCTCTAGGATTAGGTGTAGGTTCTGATGTGAGAACTGAAGTAAACTACATACCTGAAAAGGTAGCACACCTAACAACATCATATATGTCAATGGGTGCAGTACTTATTGATGGTGATGGTGTAAGAATCCAGAAATGTAGGGAGGCATAATCATGGCATACGAAACAACTAATCCTGTGAAAAAGATATCCCAAATGGGAGATTCTAATTCACTTTGGTATTATACTGATGGTGATGCTATTGGTACTATTGATGACAATGAATACTTTTTAGCATCTACTGGCGACTTAAATGCTGGTGATGTAATCATTGTTAATAGTGGTGGCTCAAACGCAGTTGTAGATATTTTAATTGTAACTACAGCTAGTGCTACACAAGTAAGAACTGCCTTATTATCATAATGTGAATGGGGGGTTTTATACCCCCCTCTCTTTTCATGGCAGATACCAAAGTAGATATATGTGCAAGAGCTATCATAATGATCGGAGCTTCTCCGATATCATCTTTTGATGATGGTTCTACAGAAGCCTTAGTAGCTTCTAATATGTATGAAAACATACTGAAGTCTTGTTTATCAAGACATAGATGGAAATTTGCTACAGAACAAAAACAACTTTCTTTATTAGCTGATACACCAACTGGACGATATGAGTTTGCTTATCAGTTACCAACAAGTCCTGAACTATTAGTTTTAAATACAGTTACTGTAAATGATAACCCAATACAATATGCTAGATATGGAGATAAGATATTTGTTAATAGTTATGGATCTACCAATACACTTATAGCAGATTATATATTTAGACAAGTAGAAGCAGAGTTTCCTGAATATTTTAAATTAGCTTTACAATATAAATTAGCAGCAATATTTGCTGGATCTGTAGCTAGAGATGCACAGATGATACAACAGTTTGAAACACTTGGTGAAAACCAAATGAGAATAGCAAAAAACATTGATAGTCAAGAAGTTACAAATAGTGTTCTAAACACAAAAAGGTTTATACAGGATAGATTAACTACTGGAGGATATTAATGGCTAATGTTCTCAGAACTGTATATACCAACTTTTCAAGTGGTGAACTTAATCCATTACTAAATGCACGAACTGATGCTTCAGCATATTTTAATGGAGCAAAGATATTAAGAAATTGGTATCTATTAGATGAAGGTGGATTAATGCGTAGACCTGGAACTACATTTAAAGCACAGTTACCAGGTGAATCAAGAATACTACCTTTTATATTTTCAAATGATGAGATGGCAGTATTTGCTTTATCTAATAATAGATTAGATGTATTTGATAGTACTGGTGCAAGTGTACAATCAAACATTACAAGTAATTGTAATTGGACTACAGCACAGTTATTTGAACTAAACTATGCACAATTTGGTGATACAGTATTTATAGTTCATAGAAATAATCCAATAATAAAAATAGTTAGAACATCTGCATCTAATTTTTCTGTAAGTTTATTTGAGTTCGAAGAAGATGAAACTGTATCTGTTGGAGGAGTAAACAAAACAACACAACCATTTTTTAAATATGCAGATTCAAGTATATCAGTTACTTTGTCTGCTCATGCAACTGGAACAGGAAGAACATTAACAGCTAGTTCTGGTTATTTTACAAGTGCATATGTAGGAACATATTTATTAGTAAATAATAAACAAGTTAAAGTAACAGGCTTTACAAGTGCCACAGAAATAACAGTTACAGTTATAGAAGACGCAGTAAGTAATGGTCCACACTTTGTCTGGGCAGAACAACTTATATCTTCTATTAAAGGTTTTCCACAAGCAGTAACATTCCATGATAACAGATTATATTTTGGTGGTATCAAAGATAAACCAGCAGCAGTTATAGGATCTGTGGTAGGAGAATATTTTAATTTTGATATAGGTTCAGGAAATGCTAGTGATGCAATAGATGTAACAATAACAGCTGATAGAATAAATGAAATAAGACATTTAGTATCTTCTAGAAACTTACAAGTATTTACTGATGGAGGAGAGTTTTTTGTTCCAACATCTACAGATACATCAGCAGTAACACCATCTAATATAGTTTTTATGAGGCAAACTCCATATGGATGTAATAGAGCAAGACCAGTAATATTTGATGGAGCAACTTTATATGCACAAAAAAATGGTAAAGCTGTAAGAGAATATCTTTTTTCAGATGTAGAATCTGCATATGCCTCTACATCTATTTCTATATTAGCATCACAAGTAATTGATAATCCTGTAGACATGACAATGATTACAGGAACATCTACAAGACCAGAGCAGTTTGCATTTTTTACAAATACAAATGGCACATTAGCTTTATTTCATAGTATTAGATCAGAAAAAATAGCTGGGTGGACAGCATGGAGTACTAGAGAGGGTGATAAATATACAAGTATTACAGCAGTAAATGAAAATTTATTTACAGTAGTAGAAAGATCTATAGGAGGTTCTACTATATATACTTTAGAAAAGTTTGCAGATGATGATTCATTAACATTAGATTGTTCTGGTGTAACTACATTAAATCAACAAGGTTCTCCTAAAGTAAATGGTGGAAGTCAATCAGGATCAACCCTGAATGTAGATGGATATACATCAGCTCCAAATCCTAATGATATTATTCAAATAGCTGGTAACAGTACACAATACACTATTCAAACAGTAAATGCTACAGCATCTGGATTTACATTAGTACTAAATCAAACTCTTGCTGCTACACCGTCAGACAATGCTGTAATTACTATAGTACAAGGAAGATTACACAATACACCATCACACTTGACATCTACATCAGTATATGCTGTTGATGGTACTATGGCACTAGGAACATTTACTACATCAGGATCAAATACAATAACATTAAATGAAGCACATGCAGCTGGAGTAAATATAGGATTTGATTATACTCCTACATTAGAAACTATGCCAATAGATAAAGAAGTTCAAAACGGACCACTAACAGGAGAGTTTAAAAGAATATCTAGAGCAGTTATAGATGTATCTGATACATTGAATGTAGCTTTACAAGCATCAGATAAAACTGCAAAAAATTTAGTTATTAGACAAGTAGACTTTAATGTAGCTCAATCGGTGGCTAGTGTAACTGGTAAAAAAGAATTTTATTTTTTAGGATATGATAGATCACCGACTGTGAAAGTTACACAAACAGAACCATTACCACTTAAATTATTAGGTATGGCTTTAGAGGTAGTATTTTAATGTCAGCTATTACACCAGCAACTATGTTTATGATTTCAGCTGGTATCAGTACTGCTGGTACTTTGATGCAGTTAAATGCACAAAGAGCTGCATCTAGAGAAATGACTAGAAGATATGAACAAGAAGCAAAAGTTGCAGAGTTTGAAGGATTACAAGCAGAACTTCAAAGAAGAAGAGAAGTAGAACAAATATTAGCAAATAATAGAGCAGTACAAGGTGCTAGTGGTGTAGGAGATAGTAGAAGTTTTTTTGCTATACAACAAGATGTTAGAAATGTTTTAGATCAAGATTTGCAAAACATTGCATTTAATACAAACAAAATAAGAACAAGTTATGATAGAGCTATTTATAATGAAAAATTAAATGCTAGATATTCTACTATCGGTGCAATAGCATCTGCATCTAGTACTATAATTAATGGATGGCAATATCACGATATGTATTTACAACCTGGTGAAAAAACTTTTGGACAAAAAATTATAGGATTTAAGAATAGGATTATGCGTGGTTAAGATACAAAAAATAAATCCTACTACTACAGTATCACCATCATCTACAGCAGCAAGAATGGGTGTAGTAGATGTTAGTGTACCAGCTATTACTAATATTACAGATTCTGTAGCTGATACTTTAAATGTAATAGGGGAAGCACAAGCTAAATTATTCGATACAAAATGGTTAAATGATTATGAATTTAATACAGGAATGTTTATTAACAACAAAGTAGATAGTATTTTAGCAACTGGTGAAATGCCAAACCTTGAAGAATTTACTACAGAAATGTCTGCATATAATGAAAGTATATTAAAAGAAGCACCAGAAAGATTAAAATTAGCAGCTGAAGGATATTTTAATAACAAATTTATAAACAGTTTTGAAATACTCAAAGACCAGGCTAATGCACTTACATTTGCAGATGCAGAGTTAAATTTTACAACTTGGCAAAATAATATTGTTACAGACTTTGAAAACGATTTACTTAAAATAACAATGACTGCACCAGATCCACAAGCAGCTATGGAATCAATACATGCTTTATCTGGTACTACATTAACAAATATGTTGGAAGGATATACAGAAAGATATAAAGCATTATTTCCTTTTAGTAATGGTAAATATAATGAATCTACATTAAAGGCAAGTGAGTTAGGTTTATTGATTAATGTAGAAGTAGCTCGTAATAATGCAATATTAAGATCATTTTATCAGAACATAGATATTATGAATCCAGAACAAGTTGCAGCAGCAGATGCAGCAGCAGATCAATGGATTAGTAATTATCTTAAAAATGAAGGTAATGCTAGAGGATTAAACTATGATGTTTTTACAGATGCAACAGGAACAAAAGTTGGTGAAAAAACAGTTAATGATATTATAGATTTAAATCAACAATATTTAGGAAACCTAAGATCTGTTAATACAACCAAAGCTGTAAAAGAAGAAGGTTACAATAAACTTCAAGCTAAAGCAGAATATAACTCTCTTTATGACAACCTTAACAATTATAGTTATTGGAGTACTAATAGTTATTTTTTAAAATCTGTGCCTGAAGGTATACCAGGTCAAGAGAGTACAAAAGCATGGACACTTCAAGATTTTGAAACAGCATTTGCTGGTAAATTTTCTGATACAGAAATACTTAATTTATTTAACGCTAATCAAGAAAAGTTATTTATAAAAGAATATTATGACCAGGCTATAAAAAATACAGATAATCGTGAAGTAAGTTTTAGAAGTTTATCATCAAGTTCTATGTTTAATCAAATGATAACTGCAAGTGAAGATGAATTAATGCAAGGATATTTTCAATATAGATTTGGAGATGATTACATGGATTCACCAGATTATTATGACAAATTAGATCCTCGTACACTTGAACAAATTAATGATGTTTATAGACAAGAAACTTATGTACCTGAAGGTATGCAACAATTTTTAAATACAGTCAATATGGCAAATATTGAAGATATGAGAAGTGAAGATGTTAGTGGTATTCTTATAAATAGATTAGGTACATATAGAAATTTAACATCTGATGGATCAGAAACATTTAATATAGATACAGATATAGCTGTAATGTTTGATGATATGCTTATGTTACAGAAAAAAGGATTTAATATTCAACAAATTAAAGATTACCTAGTAAAAAAAACAAAATATACAAAAGAAGAGTTAGATTTAATAAATGACAAAAATGAAACATTCTTAAAAAATTTAATAGAAAATCCAGATAAAAGTTTTCAAGAATATTTTGTTGATTACTATATACAAACACAAAAATCCAGAAGAGATACAATAGAAGTAGAAGGATTTGGTTCTGATGGAATTACACAATATAGAGCTGGAACAGATGTTGGATCACCTACAACAGAAAATAGTCTTATAGAAGAATTAAAAGCAGAAGCGTTAGTTATTTACAACAAATCTTCTTACACAATAGATGCTCTTATAAAAGACAACACATTAGAGTTTATGAATCTTTTATCAGCTAAAGATACTAATAATGAAAAACAACAACTTATTTTCGAAAAATCAATAAAGTATGCTATGAATGGTGCAAAAAAAGCTAATTATGGTACAAGTGAGTTTGCTGACAATTTACCAGGTAGTTCTTATGTTTATTTACCTATAGAACAACAACATAAAAATTTATCAACTGGTGTAATTAGAGATTCATTAACATCTTATGTTTATAATAATATTACAAATATTTTAGAAGATGAAAACAATGAACTTTACAATGAAGTAGCAAATCAATTTACTTTTGCTGGTAATGTAGAAAAACCAACACACGCAGAAATTAGAGAATTAATAGAACAAGGTAATATATATGTTACTGCTGTTCAAAATAATTTGACAGGACAGGATACTATGTATGAAGTACATATTGCAAACTCAGGATCTAAATTTGATGAGCCATATGGATACGATACTTTAAATCATTTAACATTTGATGGAGCATATTTTAATCCAACTATTTATACTGCTGGTGGTATTATTACAAAAGAATTTATACAAGAAGTAATAGATGGAAATATTGTTCTTAATGAAAATGGTACAATAGAATTTGGTGAACTACCTACTAGATTAGTTATACCTAATATAGCAGTAAATACATCTATGTTTGATGTTATAGAACAAAAATATTATGCACCACTTAAAAGAGCATTAACTATTGGTGGTGATAATGTAGATAAAATTTATTCAGATGTTTTACAAGATATATACACAGGTGAAGTAGTAGAATTTCAAGAACTTGGTAAAGAATAATGGTTAGACCAGTAATAAGTTTTGATGATCCTAACAAAACAAGTAGACCTATTAATCAAAAACCAAAAGCAACTTTAGAAGAATATAAAGAAAAAAGAAATGAGTTTTTTGATTTCTTTAGTAAGCCTGATAAAGTATGGAGAGCATTTTCTAATAGAACTGTTTTTGGTATACCAGAAAAAATAAAACAGTATAAAGACTTCGATCAAGAAGCTGATTCTTTATATAATCCTTATAAAGATCCATTATTAGAGGATTACTTTCCAATAATACCTACACATTTTTTTGATTCTAGAAGTCAAGCTGAAACAATAGCTAGAATAAAAATATTAAATCAAAAAATTGAAGATATGAAAAATCCATATTTTAATTCTATAAGTTTGATAAGTGAAGTATTTTTAGATCCATCATCTGTTTTGATATTAAGTAAACCAATTAGATTTGCCATGATGGGTGATAAATCAAATAGATACTCAAAAATCGGTGGTGTCTTAGCTGGTGAAGAATCAATAAAACAAATTGTAGATAGAGATAGAACAACAGCAGATGCTATTGTAACTGCATCTATAGCTGGTGTATTACATAAACTTAGTCCTGTATTGTCTAAGTATGATATTAGAAGAAATAAATATTTTTATAATAGATCGGATGATTTTAAAGGTACAACAATAGATTTAGATGATTTAGCAGATGCTACCAAAACAGAAGTTGGAGTATCAGGTTTATTACAAGCACCTAGAAAAATTGTTGATACACCAGTTGCATCTGGTATTAAGCCTGGCATACCCAAAAACATAACTGACTACATGAAGATTATGAAGAATGAATATCCAAATCTTAATATAGTTATTGGAAAAGGAGTTGGTAAAACAAGACAAAATGGACAGTATGTTCCAGCATATTATAATAAACAAACAGATACAATAATTATAGATATAGATGGTATTAAAGATATGTATAAATCAGGTAGACCATTTAAAAATGTAAAGTTTGCAGATGGAATAGTAAAAGCATTTAAGAAAAAAGATTTTGAAAGTGTAGATGAATTTGTAAATTTTGTTATGCGACATGAATTTGCACACAAAGTTTTCAAACAATATAAAGGTGAAGGTAAAGCTGCATATGAAAATAGAATTAATCAAATAGCATATCAACAAATTTTAGAAAACAGAAAAAACATAACACATACAGGATCTACTATGTTAGATGATTCAAGAATACTTGAACAAGAAAGAATAAATTATGCTAGATACAACAATGAATTAACAAAACAATTAGGATGGGATGACTTTAGATATAAGAAAACTGGTATTGGTTTAGAAAGAACAACAATCTTATCTCCATTAGATTTTATAATAAACAAAGGTAGTAAAGCAAATAAAGAGTATGCAATAAATATGCTCACAAGTCCGTTATATTATGAGTTTAATAAAAAGTTTTATGGCACACCTTTATCAGCTGAAACATTAAGAAACACAGAACATTTACCAAGATTAGCTGAAGTTATAGAAGAAGGATATAGAGTAACAGCAGCAATAAATAAAAGTATTACAGGAAAAAAACCATTGTTAGGTAAGTTTGGTATGAAGTTTTCTAAGTATATAACACCAGATGAAGTGTTTAGAGAAACATTTTATGCAAGATTAGATGGTAATAAACACGATATACCTGAAATAGCACAATATGCTGGAGGTAAAGTAGCACAATATTATGATGCTTTTGCTAAAGATATAAATAATTTAGCTTTATACATGATGGAACCAATTAAAAGACAAGATTTTCTACAAGGTTTAGTAGATAGTTTTAAAAGATCTAAAATAAAAACTAAAACAATCAAAGAAACAGGAGAAACATGGACACTAGCAGAAGCAGAAAAGGCTTTAAAAAATGCAAACCTTGATGTTGAACTAGCTGAATTTAGTAAGATACCTAACTATGTAAATATAAACTATAAACACGATCAAATAGCTATAAGATTTGCAGAATTTGAGCCATTAATGAGAAGATTACTTGCAGATGTAAGAGTAAAAGGTTTACCTAAGTTTGATGCAGACCAAATAGATGACATCATAAATACATTCAAAAACTATGCACCAAATTCGTTTCCAAAAACTATGCCTAATATAAAACCTACAGATCTTTACAAATTAAAAGCTGGATATCATTCTAAACATTTAAAAGAAAGACATCTAAAAGGTATAGATTATAAAGAACTAGCAAAAAAAGGTTTTATAGAAGATAACATGGAAATGAATATGTCATACTATTTTAGATCAGTTGGTCCAGATATTGCAGTAGCAAAAAAATATGGAGATCCATATGCTTTTGGTTGGTTTTATGATGGTGGTAAAAATGGATATGCTCCAGGTCTTACACAAGTTTATGATTCTTATTTTACTAAAATAGAAAATCTTACAAAGAGAAGAGTAGGAAGTAATTTACCACCAAAAGAACTAAAAAAACTGGATAAAGAAATAGAAAAAGCAAAAAAAGAATTAGCAGATGCTATGGAGGTATCTGAAGCTATGAGAGAATTAGTAAAAAATAAATATGGTATACCTGGTGATCCTAATAGTTATTTTTTTAAAAGTGTTACTATGATGAAAGTATTTAATAATTTAACACAACTAACTGGATTTTCACAAGTAGCTGATATAGGTAGAGTTATAACTGTTAATGGTTTACTAAATACAAGTAGACAATTATTACAAGCATTTACTTCATCTAGTGGTAAAAAAGTATTTAAAGCTGGTTTAAAGGAAGGAAGATTAGCTGGTCAAATGTGGGATATGACCATAGCCTGGTCTAGAGCAAACATAGTAAGTGGTAATGATTTTTTACATAGTAGTTTTACTGGTGCAGAAAGAATATTTCAAGAAGCAAATCAATTTATGTTTCAATATGGAAATATGCAAAACCCATGGAATGTTGTTGTTAAGACAGCAGCAACAATAACAGCACAAACAAAAATTTTAGATATTGTAGAAAGATTAGCAAAAGGTAATTTTTCAAGTAAAGCTGTTAAAAACTGGGAAAGACAATATTTAGCAGATTTAAATTTAGGTTCAAAAACTGCTGATGAAATAAAAACTATAAAAAATATTTATAACACATATCTAAAACATGGTAATGGTGTTGGCACAGTTAAAGGTATATTAGAGGATAAAGATTTATTAAAGTTTGCTAATTCAGATCTATGGATAAATGGAGTGGATGAGTTAAATGCAGCATTAAAATTTAGAGCTGCTTTATATCAAGAAGTAGACAATATTATTGTTACTCCATCACTAGCAGATGCACCATTAATAGCTAATACATTAGCTGGATCTTTATTATTTCAATATAAAAAGTTTGGTATGTCATATACAAGAAGAGTTGTACTAAGAGGATTACAAGCAGAAGATGGTAGATTTTTACAATCTTTGGCAGCATTAACATTTTTAGGTATGTTTATTGATATGATTAGATCTCAACAAACTAATGCTCCATATGATAGTAAATCACTAGCAGAAAAAGTACTAGATGGCGCAGAAAGAGGAGGTATCGGTGGTATATTCACTGATATAGATAGAATTATTATGGCATTATCTGATAATAAAGTAGGTATAAGACCTACATTATTAGGCATAAAAAAACCATATGGTGCTTCATTAAAAAGAAAAATGGGATCTATAACTCCTACAGGATCTAGTATTGGAAATCTTATGGAAATAATATATGACTGGGGTAGAGGCAGACATACACATCATACTGCTAGAAGAATAAGAAGAGCAATACCTTACAACAATATATGGTATGCAGATTTTTTGTTTGATAAACTAGAGAAAGGGTTATATTAGTAAATTATGGCATTAGCAATATCAGACACATCTCCAAGAATACAATATACAGCAACTGCTGGGCAGACCTCATTTGCTGTACCATTTGAGTTTTTTGCTGATGCTGATCTTACAGTAATTAAAACAGCTGCATCTAATGGTGCAGATACTACCCTTACACTTACAGCTAGTCCATCTTCTGCTACACAGTACTCAGTAACTGGTGCTGGTGTATCAGGTGGTGGATCTATTACACTTGGTGGTGGTGCTACTGTAAATGATAAATATACAATACTAAGAGATTTATCTGTAGCTAGAGCATCTGATTTCCCTGTATCTGGTACATTTCCAATAGAAACACTTAATACTGAACTAGACAAAATTATTGCTATGATTCAGCAAAATGAAAGAGATAATAAGTTTTCTCCACAAGCTAAATCATCTACATCAACTGCATTTAACCTGACATTCCCTGAATTAGTAGCTAATAAAGTACTATCT